GATCAGATCAAGGAAGATGATATCACCCAACTCGGGGATCTCATCAAGAAGGCCAAGGAGTATTGGTTTAGCGACATCCGCAAGGCGATGCAGTTCCAGGGCGAGATGCTGTTCAAGAAGCTCGCCTCGCTCAAGGTGCATGTCACAGAGGGCATGGACTGGAGGATGGTGGACCAGCAGCGCAAGGCCCAGGGCGTCGATATAGAGAACCGGCGCTACCAGGAGGAGCATGATCTCTGGCGCAATGGGATCTACGTATACCAGCATGGTGTGCTCGTAGCATGGATCTCTCAGGTCGACGCCATAAAGAAGTCGGTGATCAATATCTATCACGAGTACAGGGTGAAAAGCACGGTGAAGCCATGACCACACGTAGGAAATTTCTAAAGCAGCTCGGTATCACTGCACTGGGTAGTCTGTTCGCAAGTCCTCTCCTGGCCATGTTTATGCCCAAGAAGGAAACGCCGATATTTAGGGGCATGCAAGTACCTGGCTATAAGGTCCTCAAACCTGAGGCCTTAGGGCGTGCCGGCGATCCGGTCGCGCTGACAAAGGACAACGTCGCTGCCTATATCGCCGAGTGTGGGCGTATACTGGATGAACAGGCCATCCCAGAGAGCGGTCGAATGCTTGCAACTGATAAGGGTATTTTTAAGTCTGATGGCACGTTCACCCCATGGGAGGGAGCATGAACACAAGCAGACGAACCTTTTTGAAACAACTCGGTGCCCTGGGTGCTTTCGCGCTCATCTCGCCGACAGGTGCGCTCCAGGCTATTGTGCCCAAGGCCCCTGTCTCGCTTGCGGGGATGGCAGCCATAGACGCGGAGATCCTCCAAAGCATTAGAGGACAGGCAATCGCCGAGGAGTTTGCCAAGTATTGCCAGAGCAGGCCGCGAGGGGATGTGGGCCGTTCGATATGCGCGGTAGAGACTATCATTTCAGAGAGGAACTTCGGTAGACTCGTGCGCGGGCTCAGCATCGGGAAGGGTAGGCGCACCGCGAAGTATTTTAACTACATGGTCGACGACAACTTTACGCTGAGCAGAAACGAGTTCGAGCGCTTTTGTAAGGATGCTCTCAAGCAAATCGAGCTGGCCTGGATACACGATCCCCGCAGAAAGTGGAGGAAACCATGGGGAGTAGCGCCACCGACCATGACGCATAAACAAGCGCACCGATATGTGGTAGCAGGAAGGTCAAAAGGATCAAAGCTGATCAATGAGCAAAGAAGGTAGAGCCATAGTTAAGATCCTCGTTAGGGGGTTTAAACAGATCATCAGCCAGCTAGAACGGCTGTTGGAGGAAGGAGCAAAACAGAAAGGACAATAAAGCGCTTATACCGGTGCTGACTCACCCGTAAGGCTCAGTCAGCATTAAGCCAATCACGCTTACCTAAGAAGCCTCATTGGATATCGGGACCTAGTTAATCGCGGCTGATACCCGGACTAACTAGATTTCATTCAATGAGGCTTTTTTTGTAAGCGAGGAGAACATGGAACACCCGACCATCTATAGCAAACGGTTGCTTGTGAAATTTTATCCACGCACCGTTGGCTCGAATGATACCGCTAAATCGAGCGCCCCCAAGACAGGAGATAAGCTCCGGCTGGGGAAGCTCATATCATCTAAAAAGGGAATACCGCTGCCATAGGCGCGGCTCCCAGGAGGTAAAGATGGCAGGCACGCAAGACGTGGACGAAACAGCAGGACTTCCCAAGAATGTGATTGACAAAGGGAAGAAGGCAGAGGCGCTGCAGGCAGCAATCATAGGGAATACCGACAAAGGGCCAGTCACCCCACCGGAGGCAGCCCTTCCGGCTCCCGCCGTCCCTGCAGAGGGAGCACCCCCAACGACTCCACCAGCAGTACCACTGGTCCAAGGAGAGGCCGCGCCGGCGCCGGTAGAAATAGTGCCCGCGCAAGCAGAGGCCGCGCCCGTGGTCCCGGCAGCTCAACCGCCGGATACATGGGAGCAAAAATATAAGGTACTGCAGGGGAAATATGACAAGGAGATCCTGGGCTTAACCACCCAGGTGAACCGGCAGAACGTAATCCTAACGGATCAATCGGAGATGATGTCGGGATTATTGCGCGAACTTGATCAGCTCAGAGCCGGCCAGGGGGGTCCACAAGTACCCCAGGGATCCGGAGAGCTGCCCGCGGGAGCGCAACCCGTACTTACCCCCATCAATCCGGAGAACTATGAGGGCTTTGGACAGGAGATTGTTGACCTGGCCAAGGAAGTAAGAGATCTCAGGGACCGTAATCAGCAGCTCGAGACGAGAACCGAACAGACCGTCCTCACCGCCGAGCAGACTGCCAAGCAAGGCATGTATAAGTATCTCGACGAGAATGTGACCGGTTGGAGGACGATGAACGGGGATCAGGGATTCTTGATGTGGTTACGACAGGTTGATTCGCTGAGTGGAGCCGTCAGGCAACAGCTCCTCGACTATGCACTTGCTAATTTCGACGGCGCTCGTGTTGCCACCTTTTTCCAAACGTACCTCCAGGAGACTGGAGGCCAGCCCATAATTGAACCACCACTAGTACCAGCCCCTCCAAGTCCACCCGCGGAGCCTGTAGTACCTGCGCAGCCTCCCGCTCAACCAGTGATTTTGCCCGCAGGAAGTCTCGGCGGCGAACTGCCTCCGGCTGAGGGCGTTATAATCACAAGGGAGGAATATCTCTTAGCGCAAAAAGAGGTGCAGACAGGACGCATGACAGGGAAGGAGTTTGAGGATTTATCGAACCGGTACTTGAAACAGCAACTAGCAGCGCAGAAAGCAGCAGCCGTAGGAGTCAGGTAGATGAAGCGATCCGCGGGCAGCTCGGCGCTGCATAACAGGAAAGGATAAGTTCTATGGCGATAAACGCAGCAGCGGGAACCCCGCAGTATAGTGGAAATTTCATTCCAGAGATCTGGAGTGGAAAGCTGCTTGTCAAGTTCTATGCCGCTACCGTTCTGGCAGCGATCTCCAATACCGACTATGAGGGCGAGATCAAGGAGAAGGGGGACAAGGTTATCATTCGCCAAACCCCAACCATAGAGATCCGCGATTACGAAAAAGGCCAATCGCTCACGATTCAGCGGCCTAATGTGGATCCGCTCGAGATGGAAATTGACAAGGCAAAGTATTTTAACTGCATTTGCGATGATGTCGACAAGGTACAGTCAGATATCAAGCTCATGGACGATTGGAGCCGTGACGCTTCCCAGCAAATGAAGATCACCGTAGATACCGGTGCACTCGCGGTCATATACGGCCAGGCCCATGCGTCCAATGCAGGGGCAGCCGCCGGCGCGATCAGTGGCGGCTTCAACCTTGGAGCGGCACTCGCACCTCGTGTACTTACCAGCGTCAATATCCTGGAAGCCATAATCGATTGCGGTACCGTGCTCGACGAGCAGAACGTGCCCGAAGAGAGCAGATGGATTGTTATCCCGGCCTGGATGGCGGGTATGATCAAGAAGTCCGATCTCAAGGACGCCTCGCTCACCGGCGACGGTACTTCGATTCTGAGAAATGGCCGCCTGGGAGGGATAGACAGGTTCACTCTTTACAGCTCCAACTTGCTCGCAAGGGTAGTCGAGGGAGCGTTTACCTGCTATCATGTCATAGCTGGCCAGAGGCACGGTGTATCATTTGCCGCTCAAATGACGCAAATGCAATCGATCATCAGCGAGCAAACATTTGGTACCCTCATCAGAGGGCTGAATGTATATGGCCACAAGGTCTTGAAGTCCGAGGCCGTGGTCGACCTATACGTCAGGAAGTAAACCTCAACTCCTTCGCGTTGACGGCTAACTGACGCGCGTAACTCGATCCCGTGAAAGCCGTCACCGCAAGGTAAGAAAGGAGCCAGACAATGGCAACGTATCATTTTTACAAGCAGGGGTATGAGATCCCGTTTGACAATTTCGGGTTTTGCGTACTCCGGAAACACCTCGATGTGCCCGCAATCATCGCGAGCGGGGTAGTTGGTTATTCACCCTTAGCAGTAGGCGGCGTCAGGACTGCATTGGCGTCCACCGGATTTGCAGCCGCCGATATTCTGAATCTCTTTAGAGTACCGGCGGGCTTTCTAGTGTTGGGAGGCGGGCTCAAAGTCACCACAGCCGGGAGCGCGACAACCACGATTGATGTTGGCTATGCAACCGGAACACAAACGGCAGACGGTGTTGCCGCCACTGGCGGAGGTGCAAATACCGCCGATGTTGGCTTTTGGTTGGAAACTGCCGTTATATCGGCAGTCGGTAATTTCCCATTTGACGCAACTACCGGTACTGTTTGGTATCCAGGCACACCATTTGTGGATCTCTACGTGACAGACGGCTCCATTGACGTGACCTTCAACACGGCAGCGCAGCTTACGCTCATAGCCGATTTTTGGGTGTATGGCGCGAAGGTATACTAACCATTAACGCGCTCTATAGCGCGAGGCAGGTAGCGGGGACTTGTTCATCTCCTTCGACCCGCTATCCTGCTCTACACGAAAGGAGTTTAAGACAATGGCAAATGAACGATTTATGCTCCGGATCCCGGACAATAAAGTTTACATCCTTCATCCGGTGACAGTGGAAGATAAAAATTTTGTGGAGATCAGTCCACAGCAGGCTAAGAATCTTCTCGAGGGCAGGTCCCTTATGGAAGGTTTGACCTATCAGGATATTGCCGCTTTGGTACCTGATCAAGGCAGGCTTATAGGGAACCAAAGCATTGCTCAAACAGCGAGTCAAGTAACGGAGCTCGCCTACCTCAAGCAGAAACTTGGTGTAGCGCTCGAGCTCCTGGGTCTTACTAACCCGGACCAGCTTCCGGACGACGTGACAGAGGGTAAAGTGATCATGGACGACCTTGAGATCCCTCCCGCTGCAGATGGCGAGTCCGTCACGGAAGGCTCACCAGTGGAGACAGAGGACATCGATCCGGACCTTGCAATGCTCGAGCAGATCCGCGCGGACGGGAAAGGTAAGGCCAAGGTAGAAGCCTATATCCTCCGGAACTACGGCATTGCTGTGGATCCAAAGGCAAAGCTGAATGAGCTTGTGGATATGGCAAGCGAGTTACGCGCGAAGGCCCTGGAGGAAGCGCACGTTCCCACTGATGGGGCAGACGCTGGATTGATCTCCACGGCACCTGCTACCGACGCGCCACAGGTACCCGATCCAGACGCAGAGCGGAAAACGGCCATATAGTAAGCGCCTCACCGAGACGCTCAACCGAGTACGACAGGGGAGGTGTATCTAAATGGCCACCATAACAGTAGGTCACCTGCGCGATATGACCACAGATCGCCTGCAGGATGAGGACGAGGATCTGTGGAGCCCCCAGGATTTCCTCAACTGGTATAACCTGGGAGCACGCCGTATTGTGGGCGTGGATCCACGGGCCAACCCGCTTATCACGGCTATTAAAATGGCAGCCGGGGTACTACAGTCATGCCCGGCCGGCACGATCGCGTTGCTTGACGTGATCCGCAATATGGGTGCCGACGGGCTGACTGCAGGGCGAGGCATCACTGAAACCCAGCTCGATGCGCTGAGGCGCGCCAATCCGTCTTATTCCACCGAGACAGCAGCCACCGTAATCTTTAACTACATGCGGATCCCTGCGGAGAAAACCAAGTTCCGGGTTTACCCGCCGTCGGATGGGACAACCTATGTGGAGATCGAATACGGCAGGGTGCCCACGATTATTGTCTATGACGCTGCAGGCGTGTATCTCGATGCGGTGGTCGGCGTGAAAGAGGACTACATTGAGGCCCTCTTCCACTATATCGCAGGCTCACTCTATGCCAAGGATACCGACATCCCTGGTAATCTGGACAAGGCGAAGTATCACGATGCGCGCTTCGAGATTATGATCGGCGGCACGCCAGCCAGACAGGAGGTAGCGCCATGACAGAAGCTATATCATCCTGGGAAAGCAAGGTAACGCCGTATGTGCCGAACCTGGCCTACCCGGCTTTTATCACCGCGGTACGGGATGCCGCGACACAGTTCTGTGAGAAAACAGAGATCTGGAGAGAAACCCTCGACCGCATCGACGTAGTTGCTGATGAAGGAAGCGTGGATCTTGCAGTACCCGGGGCACTCGCAGGCGAGATCGTCGGCATTGGAAACGTGAAGTACAAGGAGAGTGGCGCAGACGATGATCAGTTCCGGACCCTGAATCCCGGCAGCAAAATACAAGAAAACCTCTCATCCTATGGCTCATGGGAGTTCCAGACCTCAACCCAGCCAAACGGCTATTACCTGGGCGAGGATAAGACAACGCTCTATTTCTACAAAATCCCTACCGTGGAAAGCCTCTTGGGGCTCCTGGTAGAGGTTATCCTCAAGCCGACCAAGGATTGCACCACACTGCCCGATCTTCTGTGGGATAATTGGGACCAGGCGATCGCAGACGGCGCCAAGGGGATCCTACTGGGGCAAAATGCACAGCCCTGGTTTAATCCACAACTGTCCGGGGCGTGGACGGGCGCGTTTATGGCCAAGATAGGAGAGGGCAAGCGGGTGCGCTACCATGGGTATAATGCCAGGCCCAGTCAGGTAAGAATGAGAGAATGGGTGTGAGATGGCGGACGAGTATCAGTTTACCAATAATGCGGAAAGCACGCTCGCGGCAGCCCTCGGCGGAGGAGATATCTCATTCGCCGTGGCTGCAGGTAAAGGTGCGCTTTTTCCGGCTGTAGCAGCAGCGGATGGCCAGTCCTTCCGGATCCTTGTCAAGGAGGGAGCCACCGAGGAGTGGATGACAGTCACCGTACGCAGCACGGATACCTTTACCGTGACGCGCACCGGGAGCGAATCATTCAGCGCGGGCGCCGGCGTCTATCACCGGCTCGACGCAACCGCACTGGCCACTATGATCCAGAAGGGCGTCTACCGCACGAACGCGGGGAGTCCGGACGGATCCCTTGCAGCCGAGTACGCCGGGGAAGAGGTACTCGATACGACCAATGAGGAGTGGTATAAGCACATCACGGGGACGACATGGAAATTAATGAGCAGTTAAAGAGCAATGTAATTCGGTTTGATCCCGTCACGAAGCACCGCCTGATTAAGAATACCAGTGACCTGCTCGAGGCAGCCCGGGCGAATGATGTGGATTGCCTAATTATGGCCTATCGGCGCAAGAACGGCACGACCCGCACTTATCGGTATGGAGAAACAGAGATACTTTTTTTTACTCTGGAGCTGCTCAAGCGAGATCTCATACAGGAATATTGTGAGGTGGACGATGGCGAGTAACACCGAAAAAAGCTACACAACCCGCCTTCAAACCAGGCTCACCGCGGCCATTACCGCCGGGGCCGTTACCTGTGTGGTCGAGGACGATCTTACCCAATGGGCAGCGTCCTGGGCAACGGGCCTGGCCTTCTATATGACCCTCGTGGATCCATTGGCGAACCGGGAGATTGTGAAGGTAACCGGGATCTCCGGACGGACGCTCACGATTGCCCGGGGGCAGGACAGCTCTACAGCGCGCGCATGGCCTGCAGGTAGTCTCATAGAGCAGCGCCTTGTGGCAGCAGACGCGAGCTCGTTCATACAGCGGGCAGGCTTTCGGACGGTAGCCTACAATCCGAACGGAGTGCTATCGGCAGCCTACCCAGGAGAAAAGATCTTGCAGGATGGAGCGGAGTCCTGTCAGGACCGCTGGTGGAAAAACGTCGACACGACGCGCTGGCAGCTCATTGCCGGCGAGGCCTGTGATTGGGAGTTCTTTCTCGATGGGTTCTACCAGGGCGTAAAATACTATGGCGACGAGGAGGACGGCACGCTAAACCTCTCCAATGCGAATTGGGATACCGTACATGATGCTGGAACCGCCTCGGGCGTTGACCGTGACAACGTAAGCTACTCGCCCTCTGTATCCGCGGCCAAGATAGGCGCTAATTATCAGATCGCACGCGGATTCTACGCCTTTGATCTTGCCGATGAGGATCGAGGGCTCACCGTCGTTGCGGCAAAGCTCTTTTTCTATGCTTCTGACGATAGCTCGGAAGAAGGTAATTCGAAAACCCTCATACTACAGGAAGGGCTACAGGACCTAGCCGAGCTCCAGTTGACCGACTTTAATGAGTTCGATGCGACCGTATTTGGCACGGTTACACTGGGAGCGGTAAATCCAGCCGTGCCCTCGCTCATGTCGCTGAGCTTCGACGCCACAGGCATTGCCTTTATCAATAGTATATGGGGTGATCAATACCTCTCGATCTGTCTCAGGGAATATGACCACGATTACCTCGACGTGGTTCCGGCTGCAAGTCCGGATTATGGCTATTTTCGCCTATGGTTTGGTAACAGTGACACATATAAGCCTTTCATAGTGGTTTCTTTCGGATAGGTAGATCTATGACACTCATTTCACTACAACAATTTAGAGGCATCAGACCGGCGGCTGATCCGGAGCTCCTGCCTACCGAGGAAGCACAGACGGCGCAGAACGCCAAGATCCGGAAAGGGCTCCTGAGGCCCTGGGCTCAAGTGCTAAGAGATAGTGCCCTCTCGCAGCGACCGCTTATCAAGGCGATCGAGCTCTACGAGTCGTCTCACTGGCTCGAGTGGGATGCCGACGTCGACGTGGTGAAGTCCCCCCTTGCCGGCGATACGGCCTCGAAGTTCTATTACACTGGTGACGGGATCCCCAAAAAGAGCAATCTCACACTGGCTACAACCGGGTCCGGAGCAAAGCCGATCAGTATGTATCCCCTTGCCCTGCCTTCACCAAAGCCCGCCGCGGCAGCCGGTGCCCCTGGAGCAGGAGGCGCAGGAGACGCGCGCGACGTCAACTATGTGTGGACGCTCGTAAGTAACTGGGGAGAGGAATCCTTACCCTCGCCCGCGAGCAATACCGTTGCGCCGACCCAGGAGCAAGCGGTAGCGCTTACAGCAATGTCGCATGTATGGGTGGCGAGCACAGCCTATACCGTCAATGAGATGGTGATCCCCACCGTGGCCAACGGATACATATACAAATGTATAGTAGCCGGGACAACGAGCAGCGACGAGCCTACCTGGGGCACGACGATCGACGGCAATACGACGGATAGTGGCATCACCTGGCGCTGTTATCCGGATAATATGAGCTATAAACGGATATACCGGCTCCTCGTTGGAACCGAGTTTGCCGAGTATCTGTATCTTACGCAGATTGCGGCCGCAGATACCGATTACGAAGATACCACGGCAGACGCGGATTTAGGCGAAGTGCTGACCACCACGGACTATGATCCTCCTCCGGACGGCCTCACAGGCATTACCTATATGGGCAATGGCATCATGGCGGGCTTTTTGGGTAAGGATGTCTATTTTACCGACCCCTGGCAGTTTCACGCCTGGCCGATAAAATATATCATCACAATACCCCCGACGGTCATGGGACTCGGCGCTGTGGGTGGAGGTAGTCTCGTGGCTCCAACGGTGGGGCATCCGTATATCTTTACCGGTGTGGACCCGGGTTCAATCTCACACGCACCTTTAGCCGAGATTGCACCCTGCGTATCAAAGCGCGGCATTGCATCAGCGATTGTCGAAACACAGGCGGGCAGCCGCGGCCAGGTGATCTTCCCATCACCCTTTGGGCTCTATATGATCGATGGGGCGACAGGTACCCTGCTCACGCGGGGCAGACTGGATAAGGCGACCTTTGCCGCATATTACCCTGCAACTATGCACGCGGTGATCGGCGACAATTATTACTTTGGATTCTACAGCTATGGCAGCACCGAGGGCTGTCTCGTGGTGGACCTCCTCACGGGGGATGTCACCACGCTCAGCCTCTATGCGTCTGCAGCCTATGTGGATCCACAAACCGATGTGCTCTACTACTGTAAGCACACGCAAGAGGTTATCCTGCAGGAAGATGGCACGAGCTATCCCAGCAGGACAAATGCGTTGCTCCAGGAGGATGGCGAGAGTTACATTTTGAGGGAGTAGAATTATGGCAGACGACAGTGTTAGCGGTTTCGACGCATGTACGGATCCGGTTGCAGGCGATCTTCTCTATCTAGTTGATATCAGTGAAGCCGCTGCAGCGGATAGATCCAAATATATAACCTTCGGCGCCCTCATGGCGCGCATCATCGTAAATGCCGGTGCAGTGGTATGTAACGATGGTGAAATAGTCACATTCTAGGAGGATAAACGATGGGAGAACTCAACGAAAACAGTTGCGCCTTGCTCGCGCGCGTTACGGGCGTGGATCTCAACGCGACCGCCGCGACCACACTTTACACGGTACCTGCAGGTAAGAAACTTGTGGTACATTACCTCGTACTCAGGGATCTGAGCGCCGATGCCGGTGATGCCCAGGTCACGTTTGGCAAGGTGGGAGCCTTGACGGACTTTCTCGCGGCACAAACCCTGACTTCCCTTAACGCGGCAGCCGCGGCAGGCGTCCTGATGCCGATACCGCACGCCACGACTCCCAAGCGCATCGAGTATGTCGCAACCAACATCTTTCAGATCGATGTGACCGTGGCCTCAGACGTGGCCTGTACCTGTACGATCGAGGTTTTTGGTACGCTCAAGGATGCGTAAGTTCATACTTATAAACACATTGTTTATATTTATACACACGCTGTTAATAAAAATGAACAAATCGCGTCTGAGGTGAACAAATGGCCTACGTCAACGAAGTCTATCAATGGGAGGGTGATAGCACCCAGCCCTATGAGACGGCCCTTACCTGGAAGAGCAAGCGGGTTATGCTTCCCGTACGGACAACCTTTGTGTGCGGGAGGGTGATCGCCGAGTTCGGAGATCGCGAAACCTACTGGGCAACGGTAGAAGCGCGTAATCAGATCCTTATGCGCAACCGTGCCCGCGTGGCAGCCGGTGCTCTATTGGGTTTGATCGGAGATACCGAGCTGGGTGATGATGAGCTCGACGGGGATATCCTGGAAGAGGTGCCCGATGCCGCGGATTACTCCGGAGATTTCACCTGCAGTCTCAATGTGTATGTCGATAACGTCCTTAAATTCACCAAAGATGTCTATATCTTCCATCCCTTCCGCCTCGGTGACGGGTACCGAGGTCGAACCTGGGAGGTGGAAGTGGTCGGGAATATTCTCGTGAAACGTGTAGATCTGGCCAGCTCAGTACAAGAGCTGAAACAGATGAACTTACCCGAAGAATAAGTGAGGTGATTAAAATGCCTTTGGAATTTGATGAAACCACTCGTAGCTTTAAATCCGTTCCTTACATACAACCAGGAGAAGCCCAGCAGTATGGACTTCGACAAGAGAAAGTACGCACTCAAGCAGGCGAATGGGCCTTCGGAGCGCAGAAAGAAGCCTGGGAACTGCAGAAAAAACAGGCCGGTGTCACCGCCGAGCTCACCAAGCAGTTTTTGAGCCAGTGGGGTGTCGGGATGGAAGGGCTCAAAGATCTCTATTCGCAAATCCTCGGTGGTGACGGAGGTACCGCCGGCGCGGTCGGCGATCTCTCAAAAAAAGTGCTCGAGGAGTATGAATCCTTCAAAACAGAGTATGCTCCCATGCAAAAGCAATTTTTCGAGCAGGCAGGCGAAGAGCTCGGGGTCCGCAAGGAGATGATCGGACAGCTCAGGGGCCTGGCAATACCGGATTATGAGGGAGCTGCAGGCAGAGCCAGGGGGGATGTAGCGGGTCAAAGTGAGATGGCCCGGCAGGCAGAGTCACGTCGTCTCATGTCCCTAGGCCTGGATCCTACGTCTGGAAAATTCGGTGCCCTTACCAAAAAGTCCTATCTCGACGAGGCCCGTAACACGGCGATCGCCATGAACCTGGCCCGGCGAGGAGAAAAAGAACGGATAACAGGGATCACCGGCCAGGCTATTGAGCTCGCGGATCCCCGGATCGCGAGCAGCATCGGGCTCGGACTCCAGGAGCAGCAAACAGGCATGCTTAAAACCACCGCGGATCTCGCGCGCTCACAGGCAGATATCGAGGCATCGCGTGCCGGGGTAGTCAGTTCATACGCGCGGGATGTGGTGAGTCCATATGGCCAGGTAGGCTTTACACTATTAGGCCAGCAGATCGGCCAGGGAACCTATCCAGGTGGAGGTGTACCGGGAGTACCCCAGCCGCCGCCACCAGCAGCAGCCGCACCGGCGACAGCCATACCACCGCCGAATCAGCCGAGTTTTGGTGGAGGCGGTGGCAGCTTTTTAGACTGG